TATCCCAATCTCCGTTACGTTTCAAATACATTGGTGTTAAAGAAGGCATACCATTAGTTATTAATCCACAAGATAGAATTGGTTTCTTTAAGTTAAGTCTCATATAATTCATAGCAAGTGCATCTTTGTTAATTAAGCAACCTACAGTCATTCCAAAGTTTAAATGGAAATCGTTACCATGAAATCTTACTTCTGAGATTGTATGATAATGTCCCTGAACTACACTTAGTGCATATTGAGCAACAGCTTTAGAAACATCAGGTGAGAATTGATGACCAAATAATATTCTTCCTTTGCCAGTATCTATAAAATGCTTTTCTTTCCAGTTCCAACCATTACCTACTTCTAATATTTGATTGTAAGACTTTATAAAAGACTTAGTCATTCCTTTTGCCATAGCACGTCTTAAAACCATAGAACCATGATTTGATTCTAGCAAAGTCATTTGTGGAAATAGTTTATGAAGTCTATGTATTTCTTTTTTACCAAGTTCTAATTCATCTTTAGGAGATGGAAGATCAGGGTCAATAGTGTGAGATACGTTGATAGAATGAAAATCCATTTCATCACCAATGTTTACAATAGTATCTGGTTTATATTTAGCTTTTAACTTTGTAAGGAATCCATGCCAGTCTTTATGAGCAAATGGAAAATGTAAATCTGATATGACTAATATTCTTTTATTCATATACGCAACCAGTTAGTTGTATTCGTACTACTTGGCAAGGAATATTGTTATCAAAGCCAATGATAAAGCACCCAGTCCACAAAGAATAGACCAGAATAATGTTTCTAGTTTCTTTTCTAGCTTATATACTGAGCAACCAAGTAATTTAACTTCTCTCTTAATTCCTGTGATATGTCCCTTTAGACTTATTAATTCTTCGTTGTGAGTTCTTGCCATTGTCTTTTTCGCATTTGCAAGACTTTAGCAAGACACACCCACCAATCCAAAGTTTGTAAATGCACATTAAATTTTATGCACTAATATCAAACTATTGTGTTTTAATAAAGTTATTTTTTATAGAACTGTTCTACGTTCTTAGCATAGTCTTTCCAAAATGTTTTTACATCTTCAAAAGCATCTGCATAGAATTTAGACCAATAAGCTTTTATGTCTGAATAATTTAGCATTGTTATCTCCGTTTGTTTTAACGGATATGGTGATTAACTTGATTATTTCAAGTTTAGGTGAATCTTAATTGACTCTATGAAATCGTTTATTGCAGGTTCAAATTTCCAGCCTAAATAAACTCCTAATATAACTCCAAGAGTAAATATTATCATTATGGTTTATCAGGAAATAAAACTGCATTAACTTGTGCAACAGTTGTTAAGTTTTCTGTAATATCTCTAAGTGCTTGTCTGTAAGTTTTCCAAGCAGTCTTTTCAGTAGTTGTAAGTGGACTATCAGTTAATACTGTCCAATCACAAGAAGCTAGTAATGAATTTCGTCTTTGTCTTAGTTGAGCGATTGCTCTATCAAAAGAACCTGCGTTCCAAGCAGTTGTTTCAGCTTGTCTTTGTGCAATTTCTTGTGCAGTTAATGGTACTTGTACTCCGTCTATAAGTTTGTGTTCCATAAGTTACCTATATTATAATACTCCAAACATAGCAATAGTTCCATCAAAGTTTCCACTAGCCATTTTGAATTGTACTGCGTTTATTGCAGAAGTAGTATTACCATAACCTGCACCATAAGAAATTACAGAATAACCACCAGATTCATAGTTATTAAATTGAGTTAAAAAATGCTTTACGTAAGTGGTACTTGCTGGATTATACAAAGTTAATGTTCCACCTGCATTTTTATCAGCAGTAGAACTGTTATTGTGATCTCCAAAAAAAGCAAAAGTTGTTTGTTGTGCCAAATCATAAGAACTGCTGTATGCAAATTCTGTGTAAGCATCTGCTTCATCATGTACTGCTCTAAATAATGTAGTAGTCTTTGTTACATTGTAGTTAGAACCAGAATCAGTTGAAAAATTAAATTGAAATCTAACTGCATTTGTTCTTGCATGAATATCTATAAAATAAAACTGATACTCTTTGTATGTAGAATTAATACCAGTAGTAAAAGATATTGAAGCACTGTTACTAGCAGTTTGGGATTGTATATGAACAAGAGTTCCAACACCAAAAGGTAATGATGTTACGTCTTTAATTGATCTGTCGTTTAATTTAATTAGTGGCATATTAAGAGTTATCTATTGCGTATAAGTATATTGTACCATCAAAGTTACCTGAAGCCATTTGAAATCTAACAGCATTAACTGCCGAAGTCGTATTTCCGTAACCTGCCACATAAGTTTGTATACTATAATTATCACCCTGATAGTTTTGAAATGTTGATATAAAATGTTTAACATAAGTTGTTGAACTAGGATTAAATAATAATAAAGAACCAGAACCAGATTGATCAGAATCACTACCCATAGTGTCAGCAATAATTTGAAATGCTGTGCTTTGTGCCAAATCTCTTGTAGTTCCATATTCCAATGCAGTATCAGTACCAGCTTCATTTTGATATGCTCTAAAAAATGTTGTTGTTTTAGTAACATTGTAATTAGAACCTGAATCAGTAGACAAGTTAAAAGTAAAATCAACAGCATCTGTTCTTGAATGAATATTACTAAACACAAACTTATATACTTTGTAGGTAGAATTTAATCCTGAAGTGAAGCTAATAGAAGCTGAGTTACTTGCTGTCTGCGAACTAATTAGTTTTAATTTACCAGTTGGAATTGACGCAGGTAAAGTTGTAATAGAAGATAATGATTGGTTGTTGTATTTGATTAAAGGCATAATTAGCTTTTCTTTACTCCATACATTTTAATTATTCCATCAAAATTACCTGTACTCATTTTAAATTGTATAGCATTACAAGCTGAAGTAGTGTTAGCATAACCACCCACATAAGAAACTACTGAATAATCAAAATTACCTAAATCATTACTTTTTAATATGTAGTGCTTAACATAGGTAGTTGATGAAGGATTAAATAATAATAATTCTCCATTTAAACATTTGTCTGCATCTGAACCTAGTCCCTGTTCTCCAAATAATTGAAAACCTGTGCTTTGTGCTAAATCTGAAACAGTATTGTATTCTAAAACTCCACCAGTTCCATCTTCTCTATGATATGCTCTAAAAGCTGATGAGGTTTTTGTTACATTATAATTAGAACCTGCGTCTGTACTAATATTAAAACTAAATTCAGCATTAGCGGTTCTGGCATGAATATTTATAAACTTAAATTCATAAGTGTCATAAGTAGAATCTAAGCCAGTTGTAAAAGAAATCGTTGCACTATTAGAAGCTGTCTGTGTAGATATAAGTATTAGATTATCAGTAGGTACTGCAGAAGGTAAAGCTGTAGTGCCAGTTAGCGATTGATTGTTTGCAAACTTTAATGGCATTGGGTTAAACTCCCAATATAGCTTTTACTTCTTCTTCGTCTAAACCTAGTGCTTTTAGTTTAGCAATAGCAGATTGTTTTTTAGATTCTTGTTGTGCAATCTTATTATCTTCTTCAGTTTGAAGTTCTAATTGTTTAGCCAAGATAATGTTCTTAGCAATTACTGGAGTATTGGATAACCATTCAATAGTATTAACATCATCACCAGATACTGACACTTGTGCAGTCGGATTTAAAGCTAAGATTGTTGTGCAAATATCTATTTTCATAATTAACCTTTTATTTCAAATAATGTTATTGAACCTTTTGTATTGTTTTGATTAACTACACCAGTAGCATTTGTTTTTAAATATACTTGGTAAGTAGTGCTTGAAGTTGTTGCTGGTGAATCCAATACACTCATAGCAATAGAAGATCTAATATCTGCACCTCTATAGAATTCAACAAGAGCATTATCATTAGTAGCTGAACCTAAATTAGTAGCACCTCTAAATATTGTATAAAATGTTTGATCTGTTGAATATCCTGAAAGTGTTACCATAACAAAAACTTTATTAGAAGAAGATGCAGGAGTTATAGATGCTGAAAGTGTATTAGATGCTGTAACATAAGAAGATGAAGTAGTTGATCTTGATGTAGAATCTGTCGCAGTAACTACTTGTATAACTTGACCAGCAGTAGCACCAGCAGAAGCCCAAGAATTATCACCTCTTAAAAAAGTAGAAGATGAAGGAGTACCAGTAGCAGTAAATTTAGCAATACCAATAGTTGAATCAGATACAGTTCCT